AATAAATTTCTTACCTGAACAAATTATTCCGTATACATTTAAATCAAAAGATTAAACAGAAAGCAGGTGAAATAATGGACTTCCGAGAATTTATTGAAGAACGCTTCATAAAAAGAAACTAAGCACTCTGAAAAGGGTGCTTTTTTTATGCCCTGAGTATGGCTTAAAACTGCTCTATTTTTATACCCGAAGGTAGGTGAGAATATTGCAAATCGAAATCAGAAGTAGCAATGAGGCTGTCATAAGCGGTTATGTTAATGCTGTTGAGCGTGATAGTCGCATAATGCCAAAAGGCAAGGGAGCAACTGCGGTACGAAGCTTTGTTGAGCGAGTTAGGGCAGGTACATTCGATAAGGCTATAAAACGAGGAACGCCAATAGAGCTTCGCTTTAATCATGACAAAATAATAGGCGATACCACAAGTAACCTTGAACTCTATGAAGATAATATTGGTCTTTATGCGAGGGCAATAATCAGTGATACAGAGGTTATTGAAAAGGCTCAGCGTGGGGAGTTGCGTGGGTGGTCATTCGGCTTTATCTCTGAGGGCGAATCCTGGGATAAAGAAGGCGAGCTTGACAGACGAACGCTTGAAGACATTGATTTGAAAGAAGTTTCAATTCTCGACAAAACACCAGCTTACTTTGGCACTTCCATTGAAGTAAGGGGTGAAGAATCAAATGTTTTTGAAACAAGAGGAATTGCAGGAAACATAAAGCTTATCGGAAAAGAATCTCCGAAAGCAAATAGTTTAGAAATCTATGAAAAAGAACTTGAAATTTTGAAAGAGAGGTAATTTATTATGAAAGCACTAATCGAAAAGAAAAATGCTCTACTTGATGAGGCAGACGCTCTTATCAATAAAGCAAAGACAGAGAACAGAGCGTTTGAGGATAGCGAACTTAGTCGCTATAATGAAATCAAAGCAGAGCTTGCAAGGCTCAATAAGACTATTTCAGCCGTAAAAGAAACAAGAGAAGCTGAAATTGACGAACCTGATAATAAAAAGAACAGTACAGAAGAAACCGAAACAAGACTTTTTGAAGCTTATATCCGAAATCCGAAGGCTGTTGAAACTCGTGCTGACACTAATCTCACCTTCGGTGCTAATGGTGCGATTATACCAACAAGCATTGAAAATAAGATTATTGATAAGGTGAAAGAAATTTGCCCTATTTTTGAACTTGCAACAAAGTATAATGTCGGCGGTACTCTTACAATTCCGTACATTGATACAGATACAAGCGATAATAAAATGGCTTATTCAACAGAGTTTACAGAACTTGAAAGTACATCGGCAAGTTTTAAGTCGATTTCTCTTACAGGATTCCTTGCTGCAACACTTTGCAAGATTTCTAAGTCACTTATCAATAATTCACAATTTGATATTGTGTCATATACAATTCAGCATATGGCTGTTAATATCGCACAGTGGATAGAAGGTCAGCTACTCAATGGTACATCAGGTAAGATTGAGGGCTTGAGCGGAGTTACTCAGTCTGTTACTACTGCATCAGCAACAGCTATTACAGGTGATGAGCTTATTGACTTGCAGGAAAGTATTCCTGATATATATCAAAACGGTGCAGTATGGATTATGGCTAAGAGTACACGCACAAAAATTCGTAAGCTCAAGGATGGCGAGGGTAATTATCTTCTCCAGCGTGATTTTACAGCTCCCGCAAGATATATTCTCCTTGGCAAGCCTGTATATATTTCTGATAATATGCCGAATATGGCAGCAGGTAAGACAGCTATTTTTTACGGTGATATGAGCGGCCTTGCGGTAAAGATTACAGAGGGTTCACAGTTTAATGTATATACAGAAAAGTATGGTACTCAGCACGCAATCGGTATTGATTGCTGGCTTGAAATGGACGCAAAGGTTGAGAACGCTCAGAAGATTTCAAAGCTTGTTTGCAAAAGCTCATAAGGAATGATATAGCGTGAAGATAAGTGAAATCACTATTGACAGCGTAAAGGAATATTGTGGTATAAGCAGTAATGACAGTGATGTAATTCTGACAGCGTGTCTTGCTTCGGCAAAAGCATACGCTGTCGGTTTTACCGGCTGTGCTTTGGCAGAACTTGAAGAATATGAAGATGTATCGTTAGCTATTATGATGTTGGCTAACGATTACTTTTTATTCAGATTCAGCGGTCAGGGCAACGATAAGCCGAATCCTGCAGTTGAAAATATACTGCATATGCACTGTAAAAATTTTTTATAGGGTGGTGTCTTTATGCAAAATATTGTTTTTAAGGACCGTATAAAGCTTGAAAAAAGAAAAAACGGCTACGGAAGTCACCCAGAGCCGCAGACTGTCGCTGAAAAAGATGTGTGGGCTTGCGTATGCTTGCCAAGTATGACAACTAAGACAACTGCATTAAGTGTTGGTATAAGTGTTGATTTAACTATACATATGTTCAGAAGTGAGTATATGGGTGAAAGCTATACGCACATACTTTATAACAATGAGCGTTATAAAATTGAGAGTGCAACAGCTTCAATCAATAATTTATATATTAAGCTGTCAGTATCAAGGGTGTAAGGCTATGGGTTTTATAGATTTTCAAATTCCCGATGTTAGTGGCTTTATGAGTGACCTCGAAAATTGCAGAGATGAGCTTAATGAAAATGTCAATAACGCATTATTAGAAGGCGCAAAAGCTATTGAATCGGAGCAAAAAAGAATTATTTCCGCAAAATCTGCAAGACTTGCAAAGCTTATAACTCATAAATTCGGTGTAACTAAAAAAGGCAAGATGTATTACAAAATCGGCTATCTTGACGGTTCAAGGGTTGATGAATGGCTACACGGTGCAGTTCTTGAGTTTGGCAGACCTGGCGCAAGACACAGAAAAGAAATCAAGCGAAAGATTAAAACAAAATCAGGCATAAAAGAAATAACCGTCAAAAATGGTGCTATTCAGGAATATTCGCACATACGCAGAGGCTTTGAACTGAAAGAAGAAGTTACTGCGGAAAATGTAGAGAAAGCCTTTGACAATACATTAAATAAATTGGGGGATTGATATGATATACGAGATTATCGACAGCATAATTGAAAGTTTTGGTTATCCTTTTTATGTCGGTATGCCGAATTTTGGAGATGATGAGCCAGAATTGTATATCGTATACACTCTTTGGGAAGTTCCTGACTTTTATGGTGACGGCGAATATCTGGCAACTAAATATACGATAAGTCTGCATTTTTTCTGCGATATAATGCACTTTTCTGAATGCAGACGAGTTGAAAAGCAAATCAAAAAGAAATTACTTGAGAATGATTTTGGTTATATTGGTTCGCAAACTCCGTCCTACGGAGCAGATGAACCACAACAAAGACATATCATTTATGAATTTACTAAGATTTTAGAAAGTGAGGAATAATATTATGGCAAAGAAAACAGTAGGAACACTTGTTAATATCAATAATCTTACAATGTGGTCAAGAAATGAATCTGAGGCAACTGCTACATATGGTGAGGCAGTATCTTTTCAGAAAAGATTTATGACAGTATCTGATACACCAACAACAGTAAGCGACCAGCTTTTCGGCGACGGCGAAGTCGCAGCCGATTATAATGCAATAACAGGCGGTACTCTTGAGCTTGGACTTACAGACCTTAGCAATACAGATAGAGTGCTTATCTATGGCGAAAGCGTAAAAGACGGTACAAATGTTATTACAACAGACACAAACAGCGGATATAATGTTGTTGCATATTCAGGCAAACAGCAGAACGGTCTGCTTACACTTGTTAAGTATCTGCGTGTCAAGTTTGCACCGGGTCAGGAGCAGGCACAGCAGGTCACAAATAGTGGCGTCAATTGGGCTACAAAGACCGTAAGCGGTACATATTCGGCAGACCCTGAAACAGGTATATTCCGTTATATTCGTGATGATGTAGACCCAGCAAAGGATTCCGAAATCGTCACAAAATGGTTTAGTGATGCAACATATTATGGAAAGGTTGGCGTATAAGAATGTTGAACGACTTGGAGCGTAAAAGCTATATGCTCCATATCGGCGGTGCGGAGTATCATATTAGATACTCCTTGAACAGCCGATTATGCTTGGAGCAAAGCTATAAATCACTTGAAGATATATTGCTTATGAAGGTGCAGGATTGGAGCATAGATGATGTCTTACAGCTTGTAAGAGCAGGCTTTGTAGATATGTATTATAACAAGCGTGCAGTTTTAAGGCGAGACTGGGATAATATAAAAATCAAGCATAGGAAAAAGTATCTAAGCATAGCAGAGCTTGGAAAAATCATCAACCAAAAGGATTTAATTGCTATTAAAATTGAGCTTATGGAAGCAATTATCGGCAGCTTTCCTGAGCCGATTTATGGCGAAACCGAGGATTTTAATAATGGGCGGAGCGATATTGATTATAAGCCGCTTTGGGCTTGGTATGTTGCAATACTGCACCGCCCTGAATCCGAGTTTTACAGAAGCACTCTAAAAGAGATATATGAAAGAATTGACAGTTATTTAATCATTAAGGGTATGAAAGACAAGCCTGCGGAAGTATCGGAATTTATTGATTAGCTTTAAAAAATTGATGAAAAACCTTTACAATTTGTGAAAAATATGGTATTGTTTTTATGAATACTAATACTAATAATCATAAAAATTGGAAAGGTAGTGTAGTAAAATGAGCGTGTTAGCAAAAGCTTCAATGTTGGTTTTAGGAGGAATTGCTTTAATAGTTGTTATTGGTATAATCGGTGGAATATTTGATAAGCGAAAAAAAGAAAGAGATTTAAAACGGACAATACAAAGTGCTATCGAAGACAGTGCTCCTGAATCAGAAAAAATGTCAACTCATATTAGTATGTTTACACAAATTGTTGGAGTTACTAAAAACAATGATGAGGGTGTAAATATTCAAAATATTTTACCAGAACTTGAAGTTGGTAGTAAGTTGACATTTATTCGTGAGCCTAAAAACATTTACGATACAAATGCGATAAAAGTTATTTGTGATTATCAACATATTGGTTATCTCAAATCCAGCTTAGCTGAAGAAATTGCCCCTATTATGGATTCTGGCAAAGAACTTAAAGGCTATATAAAACAGATAACTGGCGGAACTGATGGAAAAACTTATGGCTGTAATATACATATATCTATATAAAAGGAGAGTTTCTTATGAAAATCAACCGTTATCGCTATCGTTCTGACAATATCATAACTTTTGCGTGGGTATCAATTATTGCTGGAGTTATGCTTGGGATATTTGCTGGAATGATTACATTTAGTACAGAGTATACTACCCACGGAATAATTGAATCTTTTAATTGGACGAATGCTTTAATTGCGTTTATCCCACTTTTTGCAGTAGGTATGCTTTTATTTGGCTTGGCACAATTTTCAATTATGATTGAAGAACTTAATCGCAATGAAGATGATGAAGAATAGTATTTGTAATTAAGGAGTGCGTTTCTATGAAAAGAAAAGTTGTTTCAGCTATTTTGCTTGCTTTATTGGCTTTGTCGGCTTGCGCTGGATGTGATTCAAAGTCAAATAGCATAATAGAATCAAGTAATACAAGTAGTACAGATAAGAGTATAATATCTTCGGTTGTTAGTACTGAAAGCTCTAAACAAGAAAATAGCAAAGAAATTTCCAAAGTTGAAAGTCATGCAGAATCTTCAAAACCAGAAGTTAGCAAAGTTGAAAAGAAAATCACAAGTATAAAATTGAACAATTCTGATAATGTTAAGGTATACGATGATGAATGTAAATATGATTATATATCATTAAAAGGTTCAGGATACAATAATTATACTAACGAAGTAAAATTTATTAGCACAAATCCAAAAGTAGCAACTGTAGAAACTTATGGCAATAAAGGGTATAAAGATAGAGTCTATTATAAAGTTAAAGCTGTATCTGCTGGTACTACCACTATTTATGCACAAACTAAAAATGGTGAACTGAAAACGGACAAAGTGACATTTACTGTAAAATCAAAAGCAGAGGAATCACGATTAGTTGAAGAATCAAGGCTTGCTGAGGAATCGAAAAGAGCAGAAGAATCACGCTTAGCTGAAGAGTCAAAGCTTGCTGAGGAATCAAGAAAAGCAGAAGAATCAAGATTATTAGAAAGTAGTAAAAATGCGAATACTACAAATACAAGAGGAAACGGAAATAATTTTAATACATATGATAATGAGGAACAACAAAACACAACCCAGTATGTATTAAACACAAGCACTAAGAAAATACATCGTTCCCATTGTAGATTTGTAAAAAAGATTGCCCCTCAAAATTATAGTACAACAAGCGATTTGCAATCAGCTCTTGCACAAGGGTACAAAGAATGCAAAAAATGCTTTTAAGTATAAGGGGAGTTTTTAATGAGAAAAAGTACTCTATTTTACTGTCTTTAATACAGTGTAATGGCAATGTCATTATTCTTCGATAAATAACAGTTAAAATTTAATAGTTAAGCGTACATCAGAAATGGTGTGCGCTTTTATTTTGCAATTTTATAAGGAGAGTGAGCAATATGTCGCAAAGGTCCGTAGATGTTAAAATAGGTGCAGATACAAGCGGATTTTTGACAGGTATAAGTGATGTGGTTGCTAAGCTTAATGTACTCAATAAACAAATGCTTGAGAGTCAGGCGGCAACTAAAAAAATTAATCAAGAAATGCGTGAGTACGAAAAAGAGCAAGCTAAAATACAAAAAGAAATAAAAGAATCAGGCAGTGCTACTGATGAGCAAAAAGAGAAATTAGCGAAACTTGAGCAAAAGCTTGATGATGCAAGGTCGAGAGCGGCAGAATTAAAAACAGAGCAATCAAAATTAAAGTCGGAAATCAAAAGTGCATCAAAAGAACTTGACGAACAAACCGATGGCTTGAATAAAGTAGCTAATGCGGAAGATGATGTTAAGCAATCAACTGATGAAATGAAAGTATCGGTTGAAAAATCTTCTGATGGCTTTACAGTTATGAAAGGTGCTATATCTAACCTTGTTTCAGATGCACTTAATGTTGCTGTTGATAAATTCAAAGAAATGTCTGTATCCTCAGAACAGGCTTTGAATAGCTTACAAGTTAAGACTGGTATGTCAACCGAGGCAGTATCGGAATTAAAAGACGAGATGTACGCTATTTACAAGGATAATTTTGGCGATAGCTTAACAGATGTTGCAGATAAGATTGCGTTAGTTGCTCAAAATATAGATGAAAGCGACCCAAGTAAGATTAAGAGCATTACCGAGAATGCAATCGGTCTTAGCGATGCTTTTGGCTCGGATTTTGAGGAGAATTTAAGAGGCGTAAACGGTCTTATGACTAATATGGGATTAACTGCCGATGAGGCTTTTGACTTTATCGCAAAAGGTTCACAAAACGGTCTTGATAAGACACATGAACTTACTGATAATCTCGCAGAATATAGTCAAATATGGTCACAGGCAGGCTTTTCGGCGGAAGAAATGTTTTCTATACTTCAAAACGGTCTTGATAGTGGAGCATATAATCTTGATAAAGTTAATGATTTTGTGAAAGAATTTGCAATTTCGCTTTCTGATGGCAGAATTGCAGAAAATATAAGCAGTTTTTCAAATGAAAGTAAAAATCTGTTTGAAGAGTGGAAGTCTGGAAAAGCTACTCAAGCAGATGTATTTCAATCTATAATAAGCGATTTATCAAATATGACAAATCAACAAGAGGCATTAACTTTAGCGAGTACGGTGTGGAGTTCGCTTGGTGAAGATAATGCGATGTCTGTACTTACTTCACTTAATAAGGTGAATGACAAATATACAGATGTTGCTGGTACAATGCAGGAAATCAATGATATACAGTACAATGACGCTGGCAGTCAGATTGAGGCTCTTGGTAGGCAATTTGAAGTAGATATTTTACAGCCTATTGTTGAAAAAGCCACTCCTAAAATTAAAGAGTTTATCACTTGGTTATCAGACCATTTACCGGAAGTGACATCTGCACTTGCGGGACTTATTACAAGTGTAGTTACATTTAAAACTGCAACTGCTGCGGGTAATTTTTTGAGTAGTATTATCAATGGATTTAAGCAATTAACTCCTGCAATTAACGCAGCCACAACAGCACAGCAAACAAATAATACTGTTACTGCTGCGAATCCTTATGTTGCTGTTGCAAGTGCTATATTAGGTATTGTTGCTGCAACAGCAACTTGGATAAATACAAACTATAAAGCTGTTGACGCAATAGGCGATGTCAATAAACTTACAGAAGAGCTTGAAAAAAATGCTGCACAGCAACGCCAAACTGTTGATATTGAAATTGAGCAAATTAACTCTTTGAATACCGTATATGACGAATTACGCAATAAAACAAGTTTAACTGCTGATGAAAAAAGCACATTAGCAAGCGTAAGTGAAGAACTTGCAGGCAAATTAGGCATAGAAGAATCTAACCTAAAAGGTGTTGACGGTAAGTATAAAGATTTAACAAAATCTATTGATGACTACATAAAGAAAGCGCATCAGCGTGTAGAGTTATCTATTATTGAGTCCAGCTGGGAAGATGTTGGCAAAGAGTTAGAGAGTACAAAACAAGAGTTAAAAAAATTCTTACAGGATAAAGGATATTCTGAGGGTGATTTAATCTTAGACCATTCAGACGCCGCAACAGCACACCAATATCAAGAAAAAATAAATTTATTTGAAGAAAAAATCAAAGAGTACAAAAATCAATACGACGCTCTCTTGCGTGATTCTCAGGAAACGCAAGAAACAATGACAGTAAGTGAAGCGTTAAATGCTAAGAACTCTTCCGACGCAACAGATAAAGCTACAAACTCAATCAAAAACAAAACTACAGCAACACAACAATCTACTAAATCTACACAAGAAGAAACAGAAGCAGTTGAAGAGCTTACCAAAACAATGTCAGAATTGACATCGAAAACTACTGCTGTGACGAATGCGGAATCGGAGTACAAGGAGACCGGAAAGCTTACAGTTTCTACACTTCAAACTATCATAGATAAGTACCCGGATTTAGAGAACGAAGTTTATAAGTATATGCTCAATCTTGAGGACGCTAAAACATTGATTAAATCAATGAAAAATACTTATCAAGATGATTTGACATCATATATAAGCGTTATCACTCAAAAAGCGGGAAAAAGTAATACTTTCTATAATGAGCTGATAAATGCAAATGCAAGCTTTGTCAATGCCGCAAAAGAGCAGTACGGAATAGACCTTATAAATTTTAAGAATCTGCAAGAGGCTAAACAGGCAATGATAGCTGTTGAAAAATCTAAAATTGATAAAGGTTGGGGAAACAGTACATCTTGGAGTGATAAATTTGATTTAGCTGGTAATCTATCGAAATTTAATGATGTTATGAATAAGTATGGTGACGCTAATACTTATCTTGCTAATCAAGCAGTAGAAAGATTTATAAATAATTCTCTATCGGCAACAACAAATTATTTGAATCTTTTTGATAAGACTACGGATAAAATCAAGAAAACCGCAAACGAAGGAAAAAAAGCAACAGATAAAGCCAGCAAAGCAGAAGATACACTACTTAAAAAATATGAACTTGTTGAAGCTGCATATAATCGCTTGGTTGATAAGCGAATTGAGCGTATACAAAAAGAGCAAGAAGCAAAAGAAAAAGCTAAAAATGCTGCAATAGCTGCTATTGATGCGGAAGTCGAAGCACGAAAACGATTGAATGAAGATAAAGAATCGCAAAACGAACTTGATACAATCAATGTAAGGCTGAAATATGAAAAACTCGATGAATTGAGCAGAAGAGAACTTATGCGTAGAAAACAAGAATTGCTCAATGAGCGGGCAGAAACCAAGTGGCAGCGTATGATGTCAGATAAAAAGGACAAGCTTCAAAGTAGCTATGATAGCTATAAAAATAACAGTGATTCTATGATTGATGCGTTGCAAAGAGCTGCCAACAGTGCTGCCGATTATTTCGATACGCTTAAGAATGGTTATAAAACAAACTCATATATCGTTAATAACAATTCTGATACACGCAATATACAAATTATTCAAAATGCTTTGAGCAATCAGCAGATGGTTGATAAATTGCTTAAAGCGATATACAGCAAGTAATGAGGTGATATTACGAAAAAGAGAATAAGATATAGAGCGAATAACGGCTTGATATTTGAATTTGGTAATAAAGCACCGTATTTTCTTGAAAATATAGATGCAACGAGCTTGCAAGGCTCATTTTCAGCGGATAATTTGCTTGGAACGGTAGGACAGATAACGACAAGCAAAACATATGGTAATCGAACAATCCCGTGTGAGTTAGCTGTGGTTTTTAATGAGCCAAATATGATTATGTTCAAGCCTGAAATATTGCAAAAAATTATAGTAGCATTTAGCCCTTTGATTGGTGGAAAACTTGAAATTGTTTCAGATAATGGAACATACGATATTGAATGCTATCCAAGCGAAATTCCGAAGTTTGATAATAGTAAGATACCTTATATATACAGATTTACGGTGGATTTTGTATGCGATTTTCCATATTTCCGTAATATCAGAGAGCAAAAGGCTTCCCTTGTTGCTGATAAAGCAATATTTCTTAAATCTCAATCATATGTAAATACGCCTTTACACATTTACATACCTGATTGCTCTAAAGGTATGATTCTTACAAATAAAACAAGCGGAAAAAGTTTGAAACTTATTGCTTTTAGTGGAGGACCTGTAACAGTTGATACGGGAACTTATTCAGTTGCAAGTGCCGCAGATGGTTCTGATATTTCAAATCGTATTGATTTAACATCGAATATGGACGGTTTCGGCCTTGTTTTCGGTAAAAATGAGATAGTTTCAAATGTAGCAATAGATATAAGCTATCATGATTATGTTATAGGAGTGATATAAATGGTTCTTAAAGCGTTTGCTCCTCCAACGGAGCTTAATAGCTTTCAATCAAGCTTGTTGTTTTCAACAGATAAGATTATAAGTCTTACATATACAAAGAAATTTGTTGGTACGGGAAATTTTACATTAATACTTCCGGTGAAGGAGCTTTTTATTGAAAAGCTGATTGAAAATGTATTGTTGAATGTCGATAACGATTGGTTTGTTGTTAATAACATTAAGCGAGATGAGAAACAAATAGAATTATCGGGTACAGACTTGAATGGCTGGCTTGATTTGAGAATAACCGTTTTTGGCAAAACGCAAGTTTCTGGTGCAGAGGGATACGATGTCGTCAAAGGTACTACAGGGGAATGTATCAATCATTATATGATGAATAACGCAATATCGCCAACTGATAAAAACAGAAAGTTACCACGCTTAATTATAAAACAAACATCACAAGGAAAGAAAGATGATAGCTATATGGCGAGATTACAACTTTTATCTGAGGTGGTTGGGAATCTCTGTAAAAACGCTACTATTGGCTACGAAATATCTGCAGATGTCGAAAATAATCAATTTTTATTTAAGACGATTGTAGGAACAGACCGTTCAGTTGAGCAGAACAACAGACCATATGTAATTTTTTCGCCGACATATGGCAATTTGTTGTCAGCTACATATGAGCGTGGAAATTCAGATTTGCTGAATGCTATATATGCTACTGGTGCAGGTGTAACGCAGACAGTTTATCGCAATAATAATAAAGCCGCAGGGGTACTCCGCAGAGAAACTGCTATTGATGTGTCTGTGTCAACAATAGCGGATATTGAGGATTACACGCTTAATCAGGTTTCGGGAAACATAGCTAATAACAGTTATGAACTTGATGTAAGTGCAATAAATGATTTTGAAGTAAGATACTTTCTTGGTGATTATGTAACAGTAGCGGACCCTAAAACGGGTAAGCATTGGACAGCTCAAATAGAAGAAACAACACTTACTAAATCTGCAACCGAAACAAAAAGAACTTTGACCATAGGAGATGCAAAAACAAAGCTGTTAAACAAAATTCAAAACAGTGCAAATTTAACAATCAACAGTAATGCAAGCAAAACGCAGAATGTTGCTGAACATCTTACAGACCTTATCACTGGCAATGAGGGTGGATATTTAGCTATTCATGAAGATGAAAAAGGTCGGCCTTTTGAACTTCTTATTATGGATAATGAAGATTATAGGCTTGCTCAAAATATTTGGAGATGGAATAAACAAGGGTGGGGACATTCTGGTAATGGGTATGATGGTCCTTATACGCTTGGAGCTACTATGGATGGAGCTATAGTTGCGGATTTGATAACAGCAGGAACCTTGAAAGGTATAGAAATTATCGCAGAAAAAGGAAAAATTGCTGGTTGGACAATCAAAGGCAACACGCTTGTATCAAATGACGGTACTTTTACTATTGATAGTGCTAATAACTGTATTACTGTAAATGACGCAAATAATATACCGCTTATGAAAATTGGTACAGATGGCATCAAGTATATACGCAGCGGAATTGAAATCGGTAGTATAGGTATAACAAAAGGTGCAGAAAGTGAGACATATGGCATAACTTTCAATCTTAAAGACGGTGACGCAATGACCTGGAGTGTGTACGATAAAAGTCAAAAAGTATATGTAAATAAGCTTAGATACACCGAATCAGAGGGCTTAAATGTAAGCAATAACTTTACTTGCAATCAACTCTTTGGTCATAATGTAATGGATATAGACCTCGGCAATGGGCTACACGCTTGGGGATATAGTGAATAGGGGTGATTAGATGATTAGTATAATCAGAGGCACAACGAACGATTTTAGCTTGAATATCGAGAACGAAAAAGGCGAGCAGTACACGCTTCAAGACGGCGAAAAAATCATATTCGGTGTTAAAGAAAATGCAGAAAACAGCGATTATAACATAGTAAAAATGCTTACTTCTGCAGATGTTGTTGATGGTATTTGTACTATTAAACTTACACCAACGGACACAGCCGAGCTGTCGTTTGGGCGATACTACTTTGACATTGGTTTACAGACCGCAAACGGCGATTATTATATGATAGTGCCTTGTGATGAGTTTTATATATGTAAAGCTGTGACGCAAAAGGAGGCTACACAATGATAGCTTTAAAAGGACAAATAAAACAGGTGCAACATCTATCAGGCAAGCTTTGTAAGCCAACAGGTGGCAAGTCAGACCATTATACAGTTAAGCCGCTTCATTTTGCAGTAAAGACACACGCATTTAGTATGCCAATAAAGTATTATAATCTACCAGATACCGTTAATGGAGAAACGACAGAAACA